TTTACTACTTATTTTTAATTTTTTCTTTCCAACCTTTCTACTCTTATCAGGTAATTTTTCACCAAGCATTGTACTTAAATCCCAAGGGCCCCAATGATGGTGTCTGAGCATATTTCCTAAAGCTTTCTTTTGGTCATATGTAGCATATGCTCCTCTTTCTTTTACAACACCGGCTAACTTATAGTATTGTTTCTTATTCATTACTGTTTTCTGACCGTTACTATTATCTAGACAGGTAGAACCTTGTTCGTTCCATGCGTGCTCAAACCGTCTACCTTTCAGTGGACCTTGTCCATAAACAAAAGCATGAACTAATTTCATACCATACACCTCTTGCTCATCAGTCATATCTATCATTGCCCTACCAGCAACATGAAAGCAATCACCATCACCAACTGGCCCTTCTTCACTTAAATACTGTTTAAATGTTTTCATATCTTTACCAATATTCCTATTAACAATACAATAATAATGAAAAGCTCGCCGGCAAGTATAGTATGATACCATACCCAACGAGCCCGATAAATTTTTTGTTCTTGAAATGTGCTTTTAATTTCATTCCATTGTTGCTTCATTTTTAACCAGAGGTCCAATTTTTATTGGCTGTGAAATTAGCTCTACTAAACTCCATTCTATCAACAAGCTTCAATGCCTTACCGACATGATCTATCGCCACAAACCCTTCGGGTGCTGTGACTTTATATCCATCTGATGTTTTTAAAAATGAGGACACCGAACTCTTTATTTGGTTTAATTTTTGTATAATAAAATTCTTTGCAGTTTTAACAGTTATATAAGATGCTACTACAAAATACAATGAATTTTTATATTTTTTGTACTCTTTTAAACCTTCATCCATAAGATCCATATACTTCTTTTTAGCAACATCTGTTTTAACACTATCCACCTTTTTCATCATAACCGAAGAATAATATTTTTCAAATTCTGAAACTAGTTTTTTAGTATCTTTAATGCCCACACCCTCTCTAATTTGGGAATTAAAAAATATTTTCAAATGTGATGCTAATGCCCACGGCTCCTCTTTAGGATTATTCTTTCCTAAAACCCCCAAATATGGAGTAGCCTTTGAAAGTGATCCAGATGCCATATTCAAAACACGATCAAATTTTTCAGTTTGTCCAGAAGTCATGGTAACTGTACCTGACTCATCAGAAAAACCAGCATCTATTGACCAAACTGTAGATGAATTACTTAATTTACTTGAATCTGCTCCAAAGTTTGCTTTCAAAGAATCCATAGTATCGCCACTATAAGTAGTATGCCAAACTACACCCATTTTAGCTTTACTTATTGTTTTCTCAAGTTTACTACCCATCGGCACAGCATATGTAATTGTGTTTGGTCTGAATGTAACCATACTTTCATCATCTATCGTTTCTGAACTTAAATCACCTGACCCAAAAAGTAAATCGCCTTGCCATATGCCAGGAATTCCTAATTTAGAAAATTCTTTCAAAGCAACTTTTAATTTATCTGCAAGGCCGCCAGAGTGGTTTGCATCTATATCTGCGGTTGTATAATTAATCTTTGGAGTCTTATTGAAAATGTGTTTGCCACCAACAAAGAACTTACCATTCTCTGGATTGGTACCAGCAAAGATTGCAGGTGCACCATCCCATTTTACCGTTAAACTCATTTTCTTACTTGTATTGCCCGCCAACATATCCCTTAACGACTCTAAAAACGATATAGCATTATCTCCCCCAGCAACACCATTCATAATTATATCATCTTCCAAATGTTCCAAATGCGTGTTTTTATCTTCTGTTAAAAAGGTTGTAAACGATTTCATCTCTTTCTCGTTTTAGCATTAAACCGAGCAGTATCATAATCTATATTTTTTTGATACGCGTCTTGCTGTTTCTTTTTCATTAAAGTAAGTTTGCGTTTTACTTTGCCGCTAGATAGCATTTGTTTGGCGTCCATTAGTGCTTTAACTTTATACATAAAGGCGCTCTTCTCATCTAACAAGAAATATTTTGCTACAACATCAATACTACCTGCTGATACTTTTTTACTTAGGTCTTGCAACTCTTTGGCTATATTTTCTTCTAAGAAATTAACGGACATAGTACCGTAGCCTCGTATCTTAACTGTTGGATTCTCAGGATCGAATTTTGGATCGTCCCAATAAATCTCACCAACTCCATAACCTTTACCTTCACCTAATGTTTGTCGAATTGTTTGTGTTAATGTTTTCATATTAAGTCCATGTATCAGTTGGTCTACTAGCTTCTACTGTACAAGTAAAACTAGAACCAGAGTTTGTTCTTATTCCATATTGCATCCATGTCGGTTTGACTGTATCACCTGACGAAACAAATGAGTTTAATAGTTTCATATTAACTACATTATAACCTTCTTTTTTATTATATCGTAAAGATAATATTGGATAATCGGTATCTATTCCCTTGGAATCATTTACTAATTTATCTGTAAGGGCTGTCGAATAATCATCTCGTTTTCCCATTACTGCTAATTTTTGTGTTTTTCCACCATAACAAATTAAGAGTGGCAATTTCGTATTACCAAACTTAACTTCAGCTTCTAAATTTCCTGTCATAGCAAATAGAGCCTTGCCAATTGTTTTATAAGTTCCTAAAGAATCTGTAGCAGTTCTTAAAAGTCCTTCAATAACAACATTAGCACTATAATTAGATGCTATTTTATACATAGGATTTACTTGAGCACGGGTTACTGTAGTTATTTTTTTACCTTTATTATCTGTATATATCTTATCTTTATAAGTTATAGTTCCCAAATATTTAAGGTCCTCTGCCCACTGGTTTATATCTAATCTTCCATCACCAATAACCGTTATAGGTTCCATATCTCTATTTTCTTGTGCAAAACTTCTATTTAAAATTTTAACTGTGCTCATATTGAAATTGTGTACTTCGTTCACATTGGAACCACCTGAACCCAAAAAATCTTGATATACTATTCTAAAATTTTCTACTTGTCCTGGTGTTAGTTTACAGGACCTGTTGCTTCAGTTAAAAACTCCTCAGTTAAACTCTGTCCCATCTCAGAAAAAATATTTTCTATTGCTTTAATGCCTTTACTTTTTTTCAATTTTTTATTAGCAAATCTTTCGGCAGTATTTGTTATCTTTGAAACTATAGATCCTAATTTATTTGACGTCCACGAAACAAAAGCCTGTACACTAGCTACTACTTTTGCAGCTTTACCTTTTGCCCAATCTATTAGACCTTCTTTTAATAACTCATCAAAATCAGGAATATGTTCACTTCTTTGCAATGTTGCTTGAGCTTCTCCTGGAGAAGAAAACTTTCCACCACCCAACCAATATTGATTTACAAACGTACCTGCTTTACCAACTTGGCCTTCATTTTTCAAAGATACTTGATAAAAAGATACTAAACCCTTTTTACTAGAATCTATAATTGTGACACCACCCAACTTACCAAAAGGCCGGATTCTTTTTATTTGAGTAGCTTCATCTTTTAATTTTAAATCAGAGAGAGCATTCCATAAATCATCTGCACTACCATTAGCTATTAAAACACAATCAGTAGTATTTTCTTTTGCAAAATCACCCACTTCAAAAGTTGATGGTACGGAGCTATAATATTTGTTTATACTAGCATGTATAAAATCCGTTATACCTTTTACTTTTTCAATAGGTTTGCCTAAAAAGTCAACCCAAACGGCTAGGGCCGCAAAAGCATTTCTATCGCCTTTGTATTTGTCAAAAAACTGTACATAAAATCCTTTAGCAATATCATTAAATTCTGGATTTGACATTGCCGACCGAATTGTCGAAACTGATGGCGTGCCACCTAAAGCTCGAATAACAACAGCAGATTCATATATCTGTGTTCGGTTTGTTGCATTTGACTTTCCGGGATACCAGGCCATTATAATTTGACTAACATTCACTTCTTCTTGATTTGGTAAAATGGATTCAGAAAGATGTTGCTTAAAAGATTTCATAAGAACTCCATGAGTTTCATACTATTTATATCTTTTTACATTTTGAAATCTTTAAACTTTTCAAATACTGTTTCTTCCTGACCCGTATTTACTAAATCGGTTTGGGCAGTTAAAGAAACATCATACAGTTTCATCTTGGCCCTATCAACTCCTATAATAAATCTTTTATTGGTTGTTGGGTCGTTATAACGATTTTTTAATTGTTTTACCAACATTTGATTAAGACCTTCTAATTCTTCCGTGGATATAAGAGCAAACATAAAGTCTGCTGTGGCTGGAAGGCCAAAGGATTCTGATGTATCTTCCAAACCAATATCAGTTGATACAAACCCAGTCCTGGTTGTCTGCGTTGCGCTCATAATTGGAACATTAAACTCTACTGCTAACCCTCTCATCTCCTCTGCAATAGATTTAATATAAGAATATGAGTTTATACTAGCACCCATTTTAAATCTACTAGACGAGCATATATTAAGATAATCAACAAAAATTATATCGGGCCGGAAGTTTCGTTTTAATTGTAATTCATTCAAAAGAGATTTGAAATGACCACAATGTGCTGATGCTGTAGGATATTCTTTAACAATTAATTTACCTCTGGTCTTCCTTTCAATTTTCTTAACCTTATCACTAAACATTTTCTTAGGAAGATCATGTAAATCATTTAAAGAAATATTCATTAAATTTGCATCTATTCTTTCCGCAATTTTCTTTTCAGCCATTTCTAATGTAATATAGAGTACATTATGATTTTGCATTAATGAAGCAGCAGCAACATGACACATAAACAATGATTTACCCACGCCGGTGCCGGCCAAGCAAATGTTCAATGTCTTATTTGGCATACCGCCTTTGGTTATCTTATTAAAGAATTCTAAATCAAATGGAACTTTTTCTTCCACTGTATGATAAAAATCATATCTTGATTCTGATTGCTCAATATAATCATGGCCCACATTTGTATCAAATGAAACTGCCAGGGCCTTAGACAAAATATCCGGAATCGCCTCCGGAGTTTTCTTATCATCTTTGCCATCTATAATTTGAATGCCAGAAAAAATGGCGTTATAAATGGCTCGTTCTTTACACCACTTTTCAGTTTCATCCAGAAGCCATTGCATATTGACTTCGTTTTTTTGAAACCGACTGATGTATTGTTGCGCGTCTTTAAATTGTTGTTCGTTAAGAGATAACTTTTGCAAATCTATAGTAATCGCTTCTATAGATGGCGGTGAATTATATTTTTCAATATATGAAAATATACATTCATATAAAATCTTTTCTATATAATCTGAAAAATATTCTTTCTGAATAAATGGTAATACTTTTCTAACATACTCCTCATTATGTACGAGGCTATTCAGTACCGCCGTTTCCACTCTCTGTATTGTATCTGATGTTGTCATTATTTAAACTTTGCTCTAAGATGTCCATAAGAATATCACCAATAACACCATGAAATTCTGCTCTTGATTTTTCATTTACAGCTTCTTCTTTATTATATAACAAATCATAATCAAATGTCAATGGCATTTCCTCAGCCTTTTCAATTTCTATAAGATCACCTTTGTTATCATACAATGGCATTTTAATAGACTTATAATTCCATACCACACCATCAAATTTTCCGCTTGTAATTTTAAAGGCTGATACGCCTGTTTCTCTATTTTCTACTGAAAGGTAACTATACATAATGTAAATACGAATGGGCAAAATACTTCGGACCAGATACCGGCTTCCTACCGGCGTGTAGCCAAGGCCACATTGGAGGAAATATTACCATTGTTCCTGCTTTGGGGGTTACTCTCAAAGGAATATAAGTTCCTTCTTTATACAGCTGTGGAAATTCTGTTTCTCCACCTTCTTCTACATCATTTAAATATATAAGCATATTTAAAAATCTTTTATCACAACCATCTGTAGAATCTACATGGTCATCAAATCTATCAAAGTCATTAGGTAGATATCGTTTTATTCTTATGGCCTCGAAACCTATTTTTAAAAATGGCGGCCACATTACTTCTGTAATATTACAATCTTCCTTATACACTCTAACATAATTCTGATAAACTTCTAAGAGCCCGTTTCTAACAGCACCCCAAGACTTACCGTGATTGAAAATATTAATTTGTTTAAAAGAAATGGCTGAATCTCCATTCTCTATCAAAATCTTTTCAAACTGTTCCTGATTCTTTTCAAACTTATCTATTACAAGTTGACAAGAATCTACATCAATAACATCTTCATAAATACGAATGTAATTATCCATAAGTAAATTTCTCTTTGGCGAATGCATCCAACTTCTCCATTACTTCCGGGGTGTAATACTTTTCTGGATCATTATTGATAGTCTTACCAAAAGTTTTTGTGCCATCAGGCAACTCTATGCGAGTTGATACTGAGTTGAACACACCACTTTCTACGGCAAGTTCTAAAAGCCCATAATGCTTGTCTAAACCTTTTGTGTAAGACAACCTAACGTCTACCATTTGATTCTCTTTTGTTAGACGGGACTTGTATGTCTTGC